GTCCGAAGGTCCGTGGCGCTATAAGGAACAACCACGTCGTTGGCCTGCAGGAAGTTGGACACAGGGCGCTGCAGCAGCTGATCGAAGTAAGTTTTCTTGAAAGTCGATCCGGACAGCGGGAGGTAGAACAGCATTTGATCCATCTCTGGATCGTACTCTTCCATCTCTTCCGTGATCAGGTAGTTCATGTAGTCCTTGACGCGGGCGGCCTGCTGCTTGACCTCGGGCGTCTCTTGACCAACAATCTTGCCTTTGATCGGGCCGCCGGAGGGAAGAAGTTCCTTGTACGCCTGCGCTTGGAACTGGGTTACCGACTCTGCGATCAGGGGGTGGGTGACAGCAGAGGCGCCGTCGAACGGCTCGCTGCGGTCTTCCATCTTCACGCCCAGCAGATCGAGGCCCTTGGTGATCGTTTCGAGCCACTCGGACCTTGATTCAACGTCGTCTTCGTAAAGGCCTACCAGCTCACTGGCCAGCGAACTGAGCGTACCGTCATCCAAAAATTCGGCAAGGTTTGCGTCAAACGGGATCAGGTCTTCGCCCGCGCCCTCCATTTCAGCGGCCTCGATCAACGAACGGATAACGGCAGAGCCGTCGTCGCCCTCAGTGATTTCTGCACCGCCGGAAAAGTCGATAGGGGCTTCAACGGAAACCTCCTCCAGCGCCAGTGCCGGATCGACGTCGTCCATATCCGCCGCTTGGTCGACCATCGGTCCCATGGATCGAGGAGGCAAAGCCATCAGTAGTACTCCCGTTTCCGAGGAATAAAGTCTTCCTCGTCGTCGTCATCATCTTGTATACCAATCAGCCCGCCTTGTCGAAACCTCATCAAAGCCAGCGTCATCGAATCGCAAAAATCGTCATGTTCCCCGTTTGGGAACGACGCAACTTCTTCGATTACCTCATCGGCAAACTTCTTGTCTTGTGGGGCCCATACTACACCAGATTCAAATAAAGGTGAAACCAAATGCATTCGGGTTGTTTTGTCGACACCACCTCCACCGGCGCGTCGGCCGGGCGAAAACCCGATAGCAGGAATGCCGCGCTTGCGCATCTCGTCGATCAGCGGACCACCCGTGGCCTTCTTTTCGACGATCACCATATCAGGCTCCCAATACTGGTGTTCCTCAAAAGCGACCTCTTTCAGCTCAGGGAAACTCCAGCGGCCCCGCTGAGCGTCCATGAGGATGATCGCTTCTCGGCCCGTTTCTTCATCATCAAAGATACCCCACGTTGTGATGGCGGAGTAGTCAGCCGTTTCCTTTTTGGAGAACGCCGTGTCGTAAGCTTGGAGGATGTACTTGACAGGGGGGATCTTTTCCTTCTCCCACATCTTCCACCACTCACGCTTGACGATTGCCGCCTCTGCGTTCGTTGGCTGCTGCTGCCACTGCGCCGCCCATTTGCCCACGGGCAGGGATGATTTAATGGACAGCAGGGCGTCTTTTGTCCAGAACTCTGGCCAGAGGGGTTCGTCGTCAGGCAAAAGGGCGGGCATATTCACCACCTCCCACCGGTCTGAAAAACTATCCTCGCTCTGCTGCGCCAGAACACGTCCGATAAGGTCTTTCTTCCCCCAGCGGGTAGCGATGATGATAATAGCCCCGCCCGGCTGCAAACGCTGGCGAGGACCAGATGTGTACCACTCATAGGCGTGCTCAAATGCCGTTTCAGACATCGCATCTTGTTCGGAGTGAGGGTCATCAATTATCAAAAGATCCGCGCCGCGCCCTGTCATGGCCGCCCCGACGCCTGCCGCGAAGAACTCGGCTCCCTTGGTGGTGCCCCAGCGGCCTGCACCTTTGTTGTCGTCCTGCAAAATGGTTTCTGGGAACACTTCTTTGTACAAGGGATCCTCGATCAGGTCTCGAACCTTACGACCAAAGCGTGTTGCCAACTCGGTGTTGTGCGTTGCCTGAATGATTTTAAGCTTTGGGTTTCGTCCCAACAGCCACGATGGTAGAAGATAACTCCCGAGCTCGCTCTTACCGTGCCGCGGCGGGATAGATATCGCCAATCGCTTGAGTTCGCCCCGCGCGACCCGCTCAAACTTCTCCGCCAAGATCCTGTGGTGGTTTCCCTCAATAAACCCGTCATAAACATGATGCACAAACCGCAGGAAGTGGTTGGACGCCTGCTCCTGCAGCTCCAGCTTCGCCTTCGCCTCGGTCAGCTCAAGGATCTCCTTGAGCGCATCTTCTGGCAAGTGTTTGAGTGCTTCGAGGTCCATCAAAATACAGCCTTGTATGTTTCCCCAATGTGCCTGAACCCCAACCTTCTTGCAAGTCCCCCGGCCATCTTGTTGTCCACACCTGAGTTCACGTCAAAGTAAGCTGTCTTTGCGCCAACCATCCGGGCCCAGTCGCGGTAAATTCGCGCCAATCGGAACCCGGTCCAAGATCCACGGTCCTCGGGCCGCACATACCAAACATGCATCGTAGCAAATAGGCTGTCAGAAAACATTGACGGCGCCACTGAACCAATGATCACACCTGTCAACACCCCACCCCTGTCGCTCACAGCTACAAGGTGGTTCGGGTCATCAATCATCCGCAGCATGGTTTCAACAGAACGGACCGGGCACATTGGTTCTTGGCCGAGTTCAACCTCCTTCATGCCCGCAGCCACCAGACCTATGCCTTGAGGTGTTACGTCCTCGGGCCTTGCTTCGCGGTAAATCATGCCAGCGAAGCAATGCCCATACGCTTCAAGGCCCGCGCACCTGTGTTCTGGCGGCCCTCGTTAATCCGCATCGACAGACTTCGAAAATCCGGCTGCTCAGGGGCTTGGCCCACACCGGCGAAATCCATGTACGCAGCGGCATCGCCAAGCCTGTCGAGGAAAGACTCCTCGTCATCACGGGACGCAATGTCATAGGCTGAGCCGCCTTCGATTCCCTCAAGAAGCTCCTCGCTGACATACTTGTTAGCCTCGCTTTTTGTCATGTCACCGCGGCGAACGGCAGCGAGAACTTGGCCCGTGGTTCCCGGGTCTCGGTCGCCGAGGCCGTATTGAGCGCGGCGGGCTTCGGGGGTTTGGTCAGATGTTGGTGCCTCGTAGTCCGCACGCCCTGCGTTCGCACGACCAAAGATGTGGCTGCCAAGTCCCATCCAATCGCCGCCCGCTTTCTCGCGGCCCCAGTCGGGTTGGGAGATATCCGGGTTGTAAAAGTGAGTGGCGCCGCCAGTCGGGTCTTCATACTGACCTGTTAAAATTGCGTCTGCAACGGCGTAGGTGTCCTCGTCAGGGCGGATTTTCTCAAAATCAACGCCTTGTTCACCACCAGCGTAGCCCGTGTAGTAGTTGACAGGAGAGAACTGCCCGGGCTTGGTGATCACACCACGAATGCTGTCGCCATAGCCACTCTCTTCTGCGCGGTTGCGAATCACAGCACCAACGGCAAGCTTGCCTGTAAGCCCTTGGTTACCCGCCTCGGCTTGAAGCACGCGGGCCAAAAGCTCGCGATCATCGAATTTATTCAGTTCTTCCAAGCGGGACATCAGTAAAGCCCACCAACGCCAATGCCGTCGAAGCCGCCGCCACACATGGCAATCCCTTTCAATCGTTCCCGCGCAGTCTACCGCAGGTTTGTTTGTCAGTAAAGGTAGCGCTTTATGTCCTCAGCCATAGCCTTTTCCGTGAACTCAGTCGCCGGATAACACTTGGTCTGCGCTGCGTTCAACTCAGCGCTGCTCAAGAGCCGCACCAAACCAAGGTCCAGCGCCACAAAACAGATGACGTCGGCACTGTGTGTGGCAGTGTTTTTTAGGGCAAAATGATATCGCGGCGCTCGGCTGCCTGCGTAGTAGGGTTTGAGTGTCGTCTTGACCTGCACCGTCACCCGGCGGCCTGTGGACGTTTCCGCCCACAAGTCAACGCCATGCACATCCACATGCGTCGTTACGATACCATGCATTTCAAAGATCGCAGCCGCCTGAAACTCGCCAGCTCGGCCAACAGCTTGATTCGATAGTTCCAAGGTCCAAGGTTCCCGGATCGTGGGCCTTGGGCCAAGGTGTAGCACAAATTTAGCGGCGTTGACAGTCCGTTAGCCGGTTCCGGTTTGAACCCAGAACACACAAGACCCCGTAGACTTATATTCCGCGACGGACCAAGCGCGGTCAAGCGGATGCCGAAACAGAGCCGCGACAAAGACGGTATACACTAAAACAAAAGGCTACGATACTGCTCCAGCATCCGCTCTTCTTCGACAACCTCTTCGCGGTCGCGCTTGCGTTCCGCAATCAACCGCTTGAACGCCTTGACGTTCAGACCATTGTCTTTGGCCTGCTTCATCAACGCCGACATCTCCTGCGCCGCCGCGTCACGGTCAGCCATGAAGGCCTCGTAATCAGCGACAGTCGCCTTCAGCAGCTTTTCCATCTGCTCATTGGCCTGCTCTTCCATGGCTTGGAAGTCAGGGTCGTTCTTGAACATGTTCATCAGATTTCTCCAAAACTTACGGTGTGGCGTATAAACAGTGCATATACGCTTTAACGTATCTGTTTATGGAACATTGGTTGTGAATTGTCAACAAGCTATTTCTTGTAGCTGGACAAGGCTTTGCCTTACACCAAAAAAGACCCCGGCACAAAGGCCGGGGCAAGTTAGAGGCAAGCACGGTCCAAGGGAGGAGCGGGACCGTGGAGCAAGAACCAAGTAGGTACGTTGGGAGGACCGTGGACCTTGGTTCTTGGATCAGGTGTATAGGATGGGTTGTGCGGTGTCAACAAGTTGGGATGAAATTTATATGCGAAAAATTTTTGGGGGTTTTTACTGGACAGCGTTTCTGGGAGATGGGGTGGGGTTCTTGGGGTAGAGGAGCTTGGACCTTGGATCAAAAATATCGGGCATTGGATCTGTAAAACCAACATAATAGGAGCGCTGAGTTCCCGGTAGGGGGCCCGAAAAGGGGGGGTCGACCCCCTTTTCGTCCCGCTGCCGCGTAAGATGAACAGCTGGAGTAACCCCCAAGAGATCGATGGCAGTCGGCATCGAGCCGCCTGTCATCGAGCCGTCGTCGAACGGCAGTCGACCAAGGACAATGCCTGTCCTTGGATCCTCTGCGTCTGCGCTGATCACCGGGTGTAACTTCACCGCACGCAGTCTGCGCCGACGCTGATCGCCCGATCCGGCGCGGCCTGTCGTCCCTTCGACCCTCGCAGGCTCGGGCTCTTCGGTCCTCGGTCCGCGGCGGTCGGACTCTCTGTGCGTCGTCTTGCTGGCATACACACATATGATCCTCCGTGCGGATTGTCCCCCCGGGAGGCCATGCGGACCATGTGTCGTCAACCCCTCATGCTCGTCGCCTGCTCGCTTCGCTCACGATCTCCTGCGCGTGACGGGTCGGAGATTTGCCCGTGCTCGCCATGCTCGACATGCTCGCTTCCGCACTACATTCCCTTTGGTCATTTCGTTTGTGCAGCTCCGCGTGTCTTGCGCGTGGCTGCGCGCGCGCCGCTTCGCTAAATCCCCTTGACGATTCCCTCGCTTCGCTCGGCACGATGCTCCTCATGCCGAGTTCATGGGGACATCGCACGGGAATCTATGTGGTGTTGTTTGCAAACATAGGAGAACTTACTCATGAGATTCACATTCTACTTCGACGCAGGTCACGGTTGGCTGGCAGTTCCGATGCACATCGCAGCATCGGTCGGGTTGTTCGAGGGCGACTTCACAAGCTACAGCTACCGCGAGGGCAACGTGCTCTATCTCGAGGAGGACTGCGACGCGCTGACGTTCGTGCGCGCTTGGGAGGCCGAGCACGGCACGATCCTCACGCACGCGATTGACCACGG